CTCCTACTCTTGGCACTGCTGCCGCTGCTGCAACTGGCGACTTCGCTACTGCTGCACAAGGTACAAAAGCAGACGCTAATGATACTGACATTGATGACATTTATACCGCTCTCAATGCGATTGGTAATGATGCTTCTGTCACAACTGTGGCACATCTCAAAGCTGCACTTGCTGCTCTCACTCGCTGATAACCCATGGCAATTCCAACAACTAAGGCAGAATTTAAGGAGTATTGCCTCCGTAGACTGGGCAAACCAGTCTTGGAGGTTAATGTCTCAGATGATCAGTGTGATGATGCCATCGACTATGCTATTCAAAAGTTCCAACAGTTTCACTATGAGGGTGCTGAACGTGTGTTCTTGAAGCACAAGTTCTCACAAGCAGAAATTGATGCTGCTCAGACAGATATAGATGTTCAATCTGCTGATGGTACTACTACATGGAAGGAAGGTAAAGCATTCCTGCAAGTGCCTGAACATATCCTTGCCATTGAAGGTATCTTCTCCTTTACTGATAAAGGAACTAGAAACATGTTTGATATTAGATATCAAATGCGTTTGAATGACTTGTATGACTTTACGTCTACACAGTTCTATCATTACTATATGATCCAACAGCACTTGGAAACTATTGATTTCATTCTTGAAGGTATGAAACCAATCAGATACAACGCTGTACAAGATAAGATTTATTTGGACTTTGACTGGTCACGCGATGCGCTGGAAGATCAGTTTATTGTTATCAGAGCATGGAGAGCATTAGATCCAAACACATGGACTGAAATTTATAATCAAATGTGGTTAAAGGATTATGCTACTGCAAAGATTAAGAAGCAGTGGGGAACAAACCTTACCAAGTTCCAGAACGTTCAAATGCCAGGTGGCGTCACTCTTAACGGAGAGATGATCTATAACGATGCTGTTGAAGAATTAAAGATTCTCGATGAGACACTTCGTTCCACTTACGAAACTCCACCACTAGACATGATAGGATGATATGGCACTTAACAGTTTCTTCACCCAAGGTACAACGGGAGAGCAAGGTCTCGTACAAGATCTCGTCGATGAGCAAATTAAAATGTTCGGCAAGAACGTGTATTACATCCCGAGAACACTCGTCAAAGAGGACTCAGTATTCGGAGAGGACACTCTCTCCAAGTTTGAGGGAGCCTTTGAAGTGGAAGTCTATCTTGAAGATGCTGGTGGTTTTAGGGGTGACGGTGATATTTTCTCAAAGTTTGGTGTCAGAATTCAGGACCAAGTTACCTTCATTATTTCCAGACGGCGTTTCACAGCAGCAGTAGATGACAATGCTACTCTGATTGTAGAGGGACGTCCTAATGAAGGAGACCTAATTCATTTTACAATGGTCAATAAGACATTTGAAATTCAATATGTAGAGCACGAACAACCCTTCTATCAGTTGGGTAATCAGTATGTTTGGGGTCTGCGCTGTGAGATCTTTGAATACAGCGACGAGGACATCGATACTGGTGTTGCTGCTGTTGATGCTCTTGAAAGTAACTTCGCTAGTGCTATCTCTGTCGTGATGGCAGAAGGTGGTAGTGGTATCTTTGCTGCTGGTGAGACTGTCACTGGTGGTACATCTGCTACAACTGCTGAGGTTAAGTCTTGGGACGCTGCTACTAGAACCCTTATTGTTATCAACCGTTCAGGTGGATTTAGAGTAGGGGAGACCATTACTGGTAATGATAGTTCTGCTGTATGGACTACATATAATTACAACACCCTAAATAATGTGAACGACGAATTTGACATCAACTCTACCATTGAAACACAAGCGGATAGTATTATTGACTTCACACAGTCTAACCCGTTTGGTGAATTTGGTAACAGTGGAGGAACACTCTAATGCTAGGAACTTATAATTATAACTCTATTATTAAAAAGACTGTTGTCGGATTCGGCACACTGTTCAATAATATTGAGATCAGAAGAACACAAGGTAGTAAGACCGAGGTTATGAAAGTACCCTTGGCATATGGTCCTAAGCAAAAGTTCTTGGCACGTCTTCGTCAGTTAGGAGATCTCTCCACAAGAGATCAGGTTCAGATCACTCTACCTAGAATTTCATTTGAGATTCAAGGTATCAGTTATGACCCTACAAGAAAGGTATCTCCAACACAGTATATCAGACACACATCAGGCAGTGCAGAGAACAAAGCATTCATGCCTGTACCATATAACATTAATTTTGAATTAGCAATCCTTGCTAAGAATCAGGATGATTCTCTACAAATTTTAGAACAAATCCTTCCCTTCTTTCAACCAAGTTTTAACATGACCATGAACTTGGTCCCTGAACTAGGAGAGAAGAGAGACTATCCAGTGACTCTCACATCTATTGAATATGATGACCAATATGAGGGTGACTATGATACTCGTCGTACTCTAATCTATACTCTGCAATTTGTTGCGAAGACCTTTATATACGGTCCTCTTGCAGACAAGAGTGGCGAGGTTATTACCAAAGCAATCGTCGATTATGCTACCGATGCAGTTCCTACTGCACCGAGAGAAGTTCGTTACACCACTACACCAACATCTCTTGTTCAGAGAGATGGTGCAGCAACGTCACAACTCTCTGCCGCAGCTGACGATAACGATGGCATTATCAATGTTGTTGATGCGTCTGGTTTCACCGCCAAGACTAACATCCAGATTGATAATGAAGTCATGCGTATCACTAAGAAGAGTGGTACAAAACTCTATGTACAACGTGCATGGAACAACACCACAGAAGCAGCACACGTCAACGGTTCTAATATCTTTAAGATCGATGAAGTGGATCATGCCTTCGTGGATGCTGATGACAACTTCGGCTTCAATGAATTATACAGTGAATTTACAGATGGAAAGTCCAGAAACCCAACGACAGGAGTTGACGAATAAAAAGTATGATGGCATTGAGGACGCCCTTAATGTTGAAACTGAACTCGTCCCTGTTGAACAACCTAAGATTGAACAAGTAGAAAAGATAGTCACTTCGACTAAGGAACAGTTGAAGAAAGATTATGAGTACACTCGTGGCAATTTGTATTCTCTAATCGAGAAAGGTCAAGAAGCGGTTGATGGAATCCTAGAACTTGCACAAGAATCAGATCAACCAAGAGCGTTTGAAGTTGCTGGTCAGTTAATTAAACACGTTGGTGATGTTGCTGACAAACTTGTAGACCTCCAAAAAAAGGTTGCTGATATTGAAGCACCTGCCAAAGGTAAGGAAGTCAACACAACTAACAACACCATGTTTGTAGGAAGCACAGCAGATCTTGCTAAATTCCTAAAACAACAACAAGATAAATAGTAAAAGCATAACTGTAACTATACCAATGAATCGAACACGAGTCATGGCAACTGAGGTAACCCTCAGCGCCGCAACCAATTTAGGCAAAGCGACTGCTGTTCGCGTTGTTAATGATACCAATGCAACCATCGTTCTTGTGATCGATGATGGTCCTGTTGTCACTGAGCGTGGCGATAGCACCAAGTATGTTGCGTTAGGATCACGTAACGCTTCGATACGTTCAGGGGAATCTGTCTACATAGAGAAGGACCCATTGGAAACTATCGATGGAACAGGACTCAAATGCACCAAAATCGCGAGGCAATAACGAATGCCCGCCGTCTCAAAAAAACAACAAAGGTTCTTTGGGATTGTTAGAGCGGCTCAAAAGGGCACTCTCAAAGGGGAAGCGTCGCCACAGGTTCAAAGAGTTGCTGCCAGCATAAAAAAGAAAGACGCCAAGGATTTCGCCAGTACCAAACACAAAGGTTTACCGATGAAAAAAGAAGAAGTTATCAAGGAGGAAGAGTACGATAGGTGGCGAGATCGCCAACTAGAACGTGGTACTTATCGTTCTTGGTCTGACAAAAATCGTCCAGTCTCTACTGGGAGTAATACTGCTGGCAAGAAAAAACCTTCTGGTAAATCTGCACTTGATATTGTCAAGAAGCAAATTACTGACAAGTATGGCAAGGGTGCCATCATGGACGTCAGTAAGAAAAAGAAGAATGAAGAAGTCGAGTTAGAACTTGAAGCAAAGGTTGATACTGGTAAGTCTCCTGAGAAGAAAGAGGCAGACAGAAACCTTCGCAAGTTCGGTGTCAAAGGTAATGAAATGGCACACGGTAAACTCAGACGTGCCCTTCACAGATCAAATCGTGGAGATAAAAAGATTAAAGGAGACAAGTCTCAGTATGTTGAGACTGAGGGATATGTTGGTGAAGCAAAGGTTGATGAGAAAACACCTGAGCATAAAAGAGCAACAGTTAGAGATAAGAGATATGGTAACCCACATGGATCTCTTGAACTAGGTGGTGGTATCAGAAAAGATAGAAGAGCAGACCACGAAGCAAGACGTGGTGTAAAGAAAGAAGAGGCACTTGATGAAGTAATCAAGATGTCTCGTGCAGAGTATAAGAAGATCCATAAGGACTTCAAATCTGACGATCCCAAAAAACCTAGAACTACTAAGTACGAACCAGGCAAGGGCACAGTCTCACATCCTGTTCAGTTCACAGACTCTTACAACTATAAGAGAATCATTGCTAGGGCAATGGAAATGAGAGCTGAGAGAGAAGGACAAACTCTCAATGAGCGTGGTGACTACTGGCATCCCGATCCTGAGAAGGATAAGAAACTGGGTGGACCTGGTGCTAATGCTCGTGCT